TGTACCATGATTTTGCGGAGCGTGTGAATCTGGACGACCTCGACCTCATCTGTGAGGCATTAGACTGTAATCTCGATGACCTCATTGTGCGAGAACCCAACCCTGAGCGCAGGGTTAAAGAGGTGCGCCATATCCCCCAGACCGTGAGCAAGTCTCGCAAGAAATAACCCCATCTCCTGCCCGGATGCACGTTATGCGTCCGGGCTTTTTTCGTTATCGTCCGGCACGAATTCCAGCAGATCGGCAGGCTGGCAGTCCAGAACGGTGCACAGCTTGTCCAGAACGTCCAACGGAATATGCTTGACGGAGTTGTTGTTCATACCCGACAGAGTGGGCTGGCGAATCCCGGTCATGGCGACCAAATCCTTTTGCTTGATACCTTTTTCGGCAAGTACGGCTTTCAACTTGATGCGAATCATGTAAGCACCTCCCTTTTCTTCACTATATCACACTCACCCGAAAAATGCAACGCTTTTCGTAAAAATATTTACGAAAAATGTTGTTTTGCTATTGACATACAACGAAATTCGTTGTATAATATAGACATAGAGAGGAGGTTACGAGGTGCAAGGGAGCAACCCAAAGGGGGTGATGCTCCATGACAAGCAAGGAATTTGCAAAGCTCACCAGAGCCGAGCAGGTAGCCCGCTTTGAAGCATACAAAAAAGCGGCTCAGGATCGCACCCTGAACCGCTAACCGCTAAAAGCCCGTTATCCACAAGCCCCTTGCACCTCCATTTTATTTTTTTATTGAAGATTTGTCAAGAGTAAATCGGAGGTTTTCAGCATGAAGTTCATTGACATCAACCGAGAGTTCACCGCAGCAGCCAACAGCTACATGGCGCAGGGCTACTACATCAACGCCGGAACGATGGGCGGAAGCCAGGGCGAGGTCGCTCACATCGACCTCACAAACGGCACCGAGATCATCCGGGTGCTGCTCACCACATTTAACAACTACCTTGGCACCGAGGGTGTGGAGCTGATTGTTGGCCGGGTCAAGGACGACATCAAGCCCAATCAGGAAGACCGCTGGAACACCGTCTGGAATGAGCGTCTAGAGGTCATCAGCAACAAGAAGTTCTACCGTCTGAACAACCGCGCACAGGATGGATTCTACGGCACAGAGGAGGAAGCAAACGCCGCCGAGGAGAAGCGGTTTGACCGCTACAAGAGCCGCCGCAGCAATGACAGTGCGCTGGATGTGACCACAAAGGCCGCTCCGATGGTCAAAAAGTACATCCACGAGAAGTTCGGTGTCCGGCGCGTGAAGATGGACGACATCAAGGTCGTCAAGCACGGTGGCCGCTACACCGTCACCTACCACAAGCACGCTGCACAGCTGCACTAAGGGGAGGGCGCAAAGATGGTCACGATTCAGAGCCAAAACTTCGGCGTTGAGATTGAAATGACGGGCGTTTCCCGCGGAACAGCCGCCTCCGTCATCGCCAACTACTTCGGTGTCGGCGGTATCCACTTTGCAGGTGGCACCTACCAGACGTACGAGGCCAAGGATAGCAAAGGCCGCGTATGGAAGTGCATGAGAGACGGTTCCATCACTCCTCGGCGGCGCAGAGGTGGTGCAATCGTAGAGGCAGACGATACCTACCGCTGCGAGGTCGTGACCCCGATTCTCCAGTATGAGGACATCACCGACCTGCAAGAGGTCATCCGGGCACTGGTCAAGAAGGGTGCCATGGCGAACAGCTCCTGTGGTATCCACGTCCACGTTGACGGTGCGAACCACACGCCCGAAAGCCTCTGCCGGCTGCTGAACTTCGCCACCGGGCGGCAGGATCTGTTCTACGAAGCCCTGCAGATCGGCAGCCGCGCAGACCACTGGTGCCACAAAATCAACCCTGCCCTGTTCCGTGAAATGAAGAAGAACGGCCGGGCAAGCCGGAACGATGCAGAGCGCATCTGGTACAGCGTGGTGAATGACGGATATGATGGAGGTGTGGATTCTTCCCACTACAACAGCACCCGTTATCACGGAATCAACCTCCATGCATTCTTCACAAAGGGCACCGTGGAGTTCCGGCTGTTCAACGGAACCACCCACGCCGGGCGCATCAAAGCATACGTTCAGTTCTGCTTGGCAATGAGCGCATGGGCTATCAACTGTGACCACGACAACCTTCACTTCAAGTCCATCAGCGGTTACACCCAGCAGCAGAAGCACGATTTGATGATGCGAGTGCTCACCAAGCGTCTTGGCATGAGAGGCCCGGAATTCAAGACCGCCCGCCTGCATCTCACCTCTGCATTTTTGACAGAGGCCGAGAGCGAAAATACCGCCGCCTAAAAACCGAAAAGCTGCGCTATCTGGCTATACGGGCATTTGGAGGATATGACAATGAAACTTTACAAATACTCCGGTACCATCGAGGAGCTTGCCGTTGAACGCGGCCGAATCTCCTATATCAAACTCTTTGATGTGACCGACTTCGACAAAGCACCAACCAGACTGGAAGTCTTCGGTGCGCTCGGCAAGTACATTGAGGCCATCGAGGGAACCGATGCCGAAGAGCGATACATCAAGAGTGATTGGTACTTTGACAGCAACCTGTATCTGCGCCGCATTGAGATTCCCGGCGGTGAGGTTGGCCGCCCGGCGAAAATCATCACCCAGAGCCCGGACAACATCGACCAGTTGGAGATCTTCGGCCAGCAGGACTATATCCAGACCAGCAAGCCGGAATCCATGTCCTGCAAGGAAATTTACCGCTGGTCCGATTGGGAACGCCAGAACATGAAGTAAGGAGGTGGTGACCATGTTCAGTATTACCGATAACGAGAGGCTGCGGGATGCGTACGCACTCTTGATGTTCATGCAGAGCGACATTCCCGCCTCTGCCGAAAAGAGGGCTGCCGTGAAAAACTTGGCGGCAACCGTTAAGATGGAGATCCGGGCCTACAATAACCGCCCCGCCCCTGATGTGCATATCATCTGTGCCGACTATGACGGCCGTCTGGAGCTTGTTCAGCTGCCCGATAAGCTGGACGAGGCGCACGAGATGGACGCTACCAACTGGTTTCTTAACCATCATTATTTGAAGAGTTACAACAGCCCCTATGACTGCACAGGGCAGGAGTTCACGAATTGGTTCTATCTGTTCCGGCGGCGTGGTCACTGGTTTGCATATCACTCGGTTAGCCGAGACGTTTGAGGAGGAAGTACAATGACGGACGAAAAAGCTATTGAGAAGATGGTCTATGACCAGCAGCAGGGCTGGCCGCTGTGCCCCCGCTGCGGCGAGAGGATGCCGGACAAACTGACCCACGGAGCACTGAGCCGCCACGCCAAGGGCGTGTACATCTGTGAGGCCTGCGGCACCGATGAAGCTCTCCGGGACTGGACCGGGAACGTCAAACCGCTGTCCGACTGGGTGCTGGTTCGCGTATACAACGGAGATTTATGGAAAGAGGCGAAGTAAAATGAGTAACATTGAAAAATTTGCTCCGAGGCTGAGAACGCTTATTGACGAAAGCGGGATTACTGTGCGTTCGCTGGCAAAAGATTTGAATGTATCGGTTGGCGTTTTGTCTGATTGGCAAAACGGAAACAAGACTCCAAGAGGAGATTCTATTATGAAACTCACGGAATATTTCGGTGTCACTGCTGATTATCTGTTGGGTCTGACCGATGCAAGCACGATAGATGCCGATATTAGAATTTCGTGTGACACTACCGGTCTTTCTGAAAAGGCGGTCAAGATACTTTCCGGCATGGAAAAGTCGGACGTTGAAAAGCTGTCCAAGTTGATTGAATTCTACAGCACCATCCGATAAACAAAAAAATCCCCCTCCACTTTGCCTACACATACCCCGCGAGGTTCGCAGGGCTTCGACAAAGCAGAGGGGGATTTTTGCGCGCTACCGAGGTAGCCAAATATAAAATCAAGAGTGGACCATGCCGGGCCGCTCTCTACAAAAGCCGAAGCTTTTCAAGTGCCTCTATTTTACACGGCACTTATGTAGCAGTCAAGACTTTTTGCCCAGTGCTGCGGTCATAACATCAAAGGCGTGTTCGATGACAGTATCCAGCACCTCGTCGGTGATGGCCCAGCGGATAGCCGCCGGGCACTTGGCGCGGAGAGCGGCGAACACCTGCTTCTTCTTTTTTGCGCCCTGACCGCTGCCCATGATGGACAGTTCGGCCTTGTTGACGAGCTCCAGAGCCAGATCCTTGACGGTGACCTTGTAGCCCAGCCGGATACCGCCGATTGCCAGTGCGATAAAGCCCGCCAGCATCAGGACGATGGCGACGGGAGCAGGAATGAAGTTCAACATAGCTTCCATGATATTGCCTCCTATAAGTATCAGCGGCGCGGGGAGCCACCCCTGCGCCGTTTTGTCGTGTTGGTTATATCAGATGTTTCACAGGTACTTGGAAGCCCCGGAAATGGCCTTCCAGCTGGCAGGGCCGCAGATGCCGTCCACAGTCAGCCCATGCGCCTTCTGTGCTTTCAGCAAGGCATTCTCTGTACCCTCACCGAAAATGCCGTCCGGGGTCAGCCCCAGCAGCCGCTGGAGCATCTTCGTGGCCGCCCGGTTTGCATCCCCGGTGCAGCCACGGCGGATGGTTGGCAAGATGAATTTCAGGTAGGTGGTGCTGGGATAGTGCCGGGGGGCATCGCACAGCCACGTTGCCTTTGCATCGCGGGTATCGGTGTGTACGATGGCGCAGCCGTCATACCAGTAGATGCCCACCGCCTTGAAATACTGGGCGGCGATGATGCCCAAGGCCACAGGATTGATGCTGCGGTTCACCATGCGCCAGTCTGCCGCCATACCATAGCGGTGCTTGGAATTTGGGCTTCCGCCAACGGTTTTGCTGGCATTGTGCGTGATGCAACGGTATCCGCTGGTCACCTTGATGGCCTTGCCCAGCTTATCCCGGATGGCCTGAAGTTTTTCGACCAGCTCCGAATCGACCATCTGGCGAGTACACCCGCAGGGGCACTTGAAGTCCTTGCGGGTGAAGTTCTTGCTCAGGGCGGATGTGTCGCTGGCCTGATAGACAATGACTCTCATGTAGAAGACCTCCTTCAAGAGAAGTCGTGCTTTTGAAGCCGCTCATTGTACACCCGCTTGATATTCGCTACGGCACAGATGCAGCGGTTGTTTTTGTAGTCGGGGTGGCTGCGGCAGTAGTCCTCATAGGCATCAATGACGGCCAAAATCTCGATAAAATGCTCCCTTGTGTGGTGCTTATCATCAATCAGTTCGTCATTGAAGCGCAGAATCTGAGTACGCAAAAGATTCGCATTGCGCTCATCATCAACTTGGATATGCTCCTCCAACTTCCTCTGGGTTTTCTGCTGCTGTTCCAGCACTTCGGCGTTCAGAGCGTGCCCAATCCACTTGATGATATCCGACCACGGGTTCAGTTTAATGGGGGCGATCTGGACCAGCGTGAGGAGGACTATCATCGTCCCGCCCCCCGCCGTCAGTATTTCTTGGATGCTCATTGTGTCCTCCTGTACAAAAAAGGCAGCCTCGCCCCGGCGGGTGAAGCTGCCAATCGGTTTTATTCTGCTGCATCCAGCATATCTTGTGAGTGGCGAATCAGAACGTAATCCTCCAGAATCTGATTTCGCAGGGCATCGTTGTTGCAGCCCTTCATCAAACCCAGATAGCTCTGAATCACGCTCAGGGCGTACTCAAGGGGAACCTCGCCGCGGGCGTAGGCCTCTCGGACATACCGAAGGTGTTTCTTCATGCCGAGAGAGGTCTGCCGCCGCAGTTCGATTTTTTCAGGGGAAATCTTACGGCCAACGAACTCGACCGCATGGCCGAGAGGAATAACGGCAGTTTTATTGTTGAGCTGCAAGCCGAGATTTTCACGGAGATATCCGTCAATCTCTTCCACTGCCTCCCAAGCTGCCTTTTTTCCATCGACCAGCAGAAGCATATCATCCATAAACCGAGCATAGTACGGAACGTGCATTGTGCGCTTGATGTAGTGATCCAGAGGCGTGAGAACAACATTTCCAGTCATCTGGCTTATGATTGACCCACACTGCATCCCAACACCGGATATGCGTTCAGCCGTGGTTACGTCGGTGCAGTCAACAGGAAGCCCCAACGGACGACCATCCGCCCGGACGGCCGTTTCGAGAAACCACACCATATCTGGGTCGTCCAGCGGGCGAGTAAGTTCTCGCAGCTGAACATCAACAGGAATCCGAAAGAAGAATTTGGCAATGTCAAGCTTGACGACCCTCCAATCTCCATTCATCCTTGCTGCGTTTCGCATCCATTGCTGAATGTCAAAAGCCGCCTTTAGAGGCCCTCGTCCATCGATGCTTCCGTAGCTGTACTCGTACATAGACTTCAAATAGATAGGCCACAGAACATTATAGGCTCCGCAGTTTATCACTCGGTCATAGAACGGCAGGCTGCTGATGATGCGCTTCTTGGGGTAGTATTCATAAAATTGGTGAAGTTCGCCAACATGATATTCATGCCATTGAAGCTGATTCACCGAGTTTATCAAATTTTCCTCAAGGTGGTCGGTGTACCTAAGCACACATCCCTGATAACGCCTGTCTTTACTTGCCTTACGGTAACCGTCATACAAATTGTCGAACGTTGCAAAACGCTCGAAAACGTGTCGGTGCTTTTCCAAAAAATCCAACTCCTTGAGGTCGCCGAACAGCGTGCGCCGTACGCTTATAGCGTCGGAACGCAGACTGCGAGGCTAATATTTTTAGGCCGCGAAATGCAACCAAGGGAACCAGCCCCTTTATCACCTCTGCACTGAGAGCAAGCCCTTGAGCTTGCAGTATCTGGCTTGGAGGCAAAGCGGCGCGGAAACCGATATCATCGTCCACGTTGGACCGCGGGTTGTTGCCGTTGAACGAGCCGAGGCCGTTGGAGGGGTTGTTCCAGCTGCAACCAGAAAAGAAAGCGCGTGACGGCTGGTTCCCTATGTTTTTGAGTTGGCCTTGACGGTATTGAGCCAGCTCCCCAACAACTTTCCGATTTCGACAAGCTGCTTGCTCCATACCTCGTACTTGTGCATAGAAACAAACCGCAGTCGAAATGCCACACGCAGGTAGTGCTGCAATTTTGTGTTTGCAACGTCCAGTTCCTGCAACGTGGTCTTTTTGAAGTATTTTTTCTGCGCTTCCACAGCCTTTTCAAGCATCACATCCATAACGAGTTTCATGTCGGCTGCCATCGCAAACTTTTCGGATTTTGGGAACTGCTGGAGTACAGGATACGCATATTCCATCATATCCTCGATTTTTTGCAGGGTCGGACCAGTAAAAAGTTCGTCCTGTTTTCCTTCCATGCGGTAGACCTCCTTCCGAACGCGGGTCAGTATAACAGAAAACAGCTTGAAAATCTGCTTTTCGGTGGATTTTACCGAAAAACGGCAAAATCCGCCGATGCAGAAAAAATCAATTTTATAAACGACCCCGCTTCGCGGGGTCGAGGAGAACGTGACTGCGCTACCGCGCAGTCATCAGGTCACAGACGGCAGTTTGCAGTAAGCGGCGCGGAAACCGATATCATCGTCCACGTTGGACCGCGGGAGGCTGCCGTGGAACGAGCCGAGGCCGTTGGAGGGGTCGTGCCAGCCGCAACCAGAAAAGAAAGCGCGTTCCTCATCGCTATTGCGGAACCAACAGGTATGACCTGCGCACAGATCGGAGCTGGAATAAGGCATCATACCCAACGCCTGAAGCAGCAGTTTTGCATTTGCGCCAATGTCCGCACTGCAAGTGATTGAGCCAAACGTGCAGCTAGGCCAATCACCATCCGCATTTTTGTGGGTGATGGTCTTGGCCCACTGAAGTTTGCCGCCCACGATGTCAATCTTGACGGAGTTGGCGGTGGTGCCTTTTCCGTCCGGGGTGATAAAGCTACCATCCACGCAGCTGATAGCTTTCCACTCGGTCGAGGTCGGAGACTGGCTGTGTGCGCTGTCTGCGCCGTTATTGTTGACAAGGAACTGGATTTCGCCATACACAGAACGAACTGCGCCCATCCACTCCCATACGTTTCCAGTCAGACCAGAAATACCGCTGGGGCTGTTGTCATGATACCATGTCAGCGGGCCAGTACCAGTTGCGACACGACCAATCTTATCGCCACTCATATAGGTCGGGATAGCCTTATAGAACGATTCACTGTCGTGGCGGCCATAGTTGTTGTTGCCTTTCGGAACGAAGCCGGCAGCCTCACACACGCGCTGAATCAAGCCCCACTCCATGCGGGTCATCAGGTGCCAGCCCTCGCCCTTAGCCTCGCAATACTGGCGTGCGTGGTCCATATCCAGCGATGCCGCAGGGTCAACGCCGCCAAGAGAGTATGCGCGGCCATCCTGCACGATGTTCTGGTACTTGGAGATGTAGATTGCGTCCACTTCCTGCCCGTTGACGATGAACGCCGGATGCACGGCGGCGGATTCGCCCATGCCCAGCTGCTTATAGGTCATCTTCGGGATCTTCACCATGATGGACGGCATACCGGCGTTGTCGTAAATCAGCTCATTGCCGGGTGCAAGGCCAGTGACAGCCAAATTGGTCAGGTCAAAATTTGCAGCCATAGTAGTTACCTCCTATCAGTCGATGGCCCACAGGGTCAGGGTCACATTGTTCATGGAGAACGGAATCGGCTCTGCCGGGGTGCTGTTGCCCATGCGGGCGCCGCCCTCGGCGTTCTCCTCGCCGTCTGCGGTCACTTCCTCAATGGGCTCCGGCTGGGTGTACCGGCGGGCAGGGATATCGATTTCCGCCACATAACTGCGGCCAGCAGCTGCGCCGATGACCAGCTCGCCATAGCTGTCGTAGCACACATCGATGTGAACGTCACGGTCATCCTCACGCTTGGCGAGGTTGATGGTCAGGTCATCATCGAAGCAGATTTTGTTCTTGACGACCTCGTAGGGAATCTTGGTGCCGGAATTTTTTTCGATAACGGTCATTTCAGAGTACCTCCGATTGCGATGTATTCGATGGTGGCGGACTTTGCGGAGCCGTTGTAGGCCAGCTTGAAGCCGTTGACCAGCTTCTCGCTGACCTCAATATCCCCGACAGGGCCATCGGATTTGACCAGTTCGGTCATAACCAGATAGCTGGTGCTGCCCATGTTCTTGCCCAGCGACACGCTCTTTTTGGAGTTGTTACAGGGATAGGTGCGGGCGTTGGTCAGGTCCACGCTGCCGGACACGATCTGCCACGAGTTATCGATAGTGGCCACGGCTTCGTTCAGCTGCCAGCCCTGCTGCCGAACGGTATTGAGCATCATGCCGAGAGCGGCATAAATATCCCATACGCCGTTTTCGATGTTGTTGAAGTGCTCCTGATCCTGCGGGGTGCCCTGCTGCATCACCTTGCCAGCAGGGGTAATGGTCCACGTTCCGTCTTTATTGTCGGTGATGATGTACAGACCGGGCTTGTCCGTAACATGGTCACGCCAATCAGTTTTCTGATACACGGTCACTCCTCCTTCTTTTTCTCGGTGAACGTGAAGTCAAACCAGTACAGGATACCAGTCTGACCTGTTGAGATTTTGATGTTTACGTCCTCGTGTGCCCAGACCTGATTGTCCGAGTTGAGCAGCTCCACACGATTCACCGTAATCTCGCCCAGCCCGGTGATGGACACTCTGGCGCGGACAGTACCATCAGCCAGAATGTCGATGCCGGAAAGCGGAACGGTGTAGTAGGTCGAGCCGACACGGAAACGCGCACAGGCAATGCGCCGTTTGAGATAGCCCCGCAGGTCTGCGAAGCCAGCCGAATCAATCATGCTGCTACCTCCTTAAAAATTTATTCCCGGTGCGCTGCCGCACACCTTTGCGATGTAGGAAACGCCGAGGCCGGATTCCTCGGCAACAAGCCCTCCGCCTGATGTACCGCCGGATGTGGCGGTTGCCGGATGCAGACCAGCTGTCAGGTCGCCGGATGCAGGGGCCGCGTATGTGCTGCTGCCGTCTGCGGTCTGCACAACAACATACCCAGCATCATCGAAGCCCTGTGTGGCCGTCTCCGGGTAGGTTCCAGCCAGTTTCTCCGGTGCATAGGCTCCACCATTGTCCACCGTCAAAACCTCGATTTCCGAGGCGGCAGTGCGGCCCTGTGTGGCCGTGGCCGGGAACATGCCAGCGTCGAGCTGCCCGGTGCGGGGGTGAGCGTAGCTGCCGCCGAACTCGTCCGTAACGATGATGATGTTCCCAGCGGAGATGCCGCCCTGTGTGGCAGTTTTGGGGAACGTGCCGCATCGCCGCACCGCATACACGATGTAGCCGCTGCTGGCCACGATCTCGATGCCGAACGCGCTCTGGTAGTACACACCATCGTTGTGCGACCGCAGGCTCTTGTAGTAGCCGATGGCCCACAGCACACGTTCGGTGCTGACGTAGGACGCATCGGAGCCGCTCATGTCCAGCATGACCCGGAAGTGGTACGGCTCGCCGCCATACTGCCACCATTCCTCCAGCCGGGAGCCGGGATAGATAGCCCGGATGCCCCGCAGCACAGCCCCGGCGGTTCCCCGGTGACGATGGATGTAGGGCGCGGACTTGATGGTGCGCCGCTTTGCGGCGAGGTCGTAGTCGTGGTCGTACCAGTCTACGGCGAAGTCCTTTGCCAAAATGTCCAGCAGGTCTTCCGGCAGCTGGTCGATGCGCGTGTAGATTTGACCGAGGTTGATTTCATCCAGCCGTTGCTCCAGCACGTTGGCGATAGAGTGCGCCAGAGCAACCATTTTCGGGTCTTTCTGGAGCGCAAGCGGGAAAGAATCCATCATCCGCTCGGCGGTCAGG